ATAGAAGCATCTGATATAGGAGGAGAAGCCCAAGCATTAGAATCAGTTGAAAAGACAAATATGGCACAAAAGATTTTTGCTGCTTTAGAAATAAATTGGGAACATAAAATAAATCCTAGAACTAACAAAGCCGAATGGATAATAACAGGTGAATTAGCTGGACCAAATGAAGAGTATCAACCGCAGATAGATTTAGGCGAAGAATGGCAAAACGCAATTATTAAAAAGTTAACCGCCGCCCTTAGTAATTCTAAATTCAGTGATCCTTACTCACAATGGAGTGACTCTTTTGGGGATGTTATGGAAGATGAGGCACTTATAAAAGTAATGAGTCCTTATAAAAAAATAGCTGGAATAAAACAAAAAGGATTCCCAAAAAAACGAAAGAAGACAGCTAGAAAAGGTAGAGTAAAAAACCCTATAAAAGTAGAAAAAAGTACCATTGCAAATGTAGCTAGTATTAAATTTACAACTTCAATGAGACGAGAGAAAGGAGCTACCGCTTCTACAGAAGCAGGAGCAATACAACTAGCAAGACTTAAAAAATATATAAACAGCAGATTATCTGCTGAAGTTAGAAGAAATATGGGAAGACCTGCTTTAATGAATCAAACAGGTAGATTTTCAAACTCAGTACAACTAATGAGCTTAATGGAAGGTAGAAACACTTTAATAGCAAAATACTCGTACTTATTAGCACCATATGAAACATTTGAAAATACAGGCAAGAAGCGATGGCCTTTGGCTTATAACCCAAAAACTTTGATTGCTAAAAGTATAAGAAACTTAGCTCAAGGAAGAATTGAGCAAAAACTAACACTTAGGAGAGTGTAATGGCATCAGAATACAGAACACAAAGAAATAAAATTAGTGATGCTATCGTAAGTGAGATTAAACTTAAGTTAAATGGACAAAGTCCTTTTAACTCAAACATATTTAATAACGTGCACGGGAACACGTTGTTTATTGATCAAATTACCCAGTTTCCCTCACTTTGTGTGATAGCTGGCGATGAAACTAGACAATATCAACCCGACGGGTTTAAATGGCGATTTCTTAATCTGGAAGTAAGAATATACGTATCAGATGAAACAGATCCACAAGAAGAATTAGCTCTTTTACTAGAAGATGTAGAAAGAGTTATTGATGATAACGATGTCTTGGTATACGACGATACTGTCTCACCAAGCCTTAAAACAACTTCCTCAACTATATTGACTATATCAACTGACGAGGGTGTACTATCACCTTTAGCAGTTGGAGAAATAGCGATACAAGTAAGGTACTAAAAAGAAATTACAAGCAGATAAAAATCTAGCTTAGTACTTTCAAAGACGAAAATAGGAGAAAAGCAATGGCTTTAAATCTTTCAAGAAATACGAAAGTATTTGTTAGCTCAGCTAACGGAATTCCTACTGCGGGTGGCGCTATGCTAACTGCTTATGTCAGCACTAAAGGTTCTGGATATGCGGTTGGAGATATAGTAACCTTAGGTACGACTTCTAGTTCAGGAGCAAACGCAAAATGCATAGTTCTCTCTATCTCAGGCTCAGGAGCAGTCGAAACTATAGCAATTCCAAATAACTATCGAGGAAATGGATTTGTTGTAGATGAAACGGCTACTGAGACAGCTGTAGAAAGCTATGCTGGAGTTAATAATTCTGGCGCTAGTGGACTTGTAGTTACTGTTAAAACAGTTACAGGAACAACAACAGCCGACGGAGCAAGAGCAGGAACAGGCAGATTTGTAGGAAACGGCGTAAATGCAAACACTTTTAGAGTTGGTGTATTAGATGGATATAGCTTCTCACAAGGAAGTGAATCTACTGATGTAACAATCAATGAAGCGGGTGCAACGCCTAATCGTGGATCCAAAAGATTCAACGATTCATTACCACCAGCAGAATGGTCTTTTGCTACTTATGTACGCCCATTTAAACATGGAGCGGCAAGTTATAGAGCAAATGGAACATTTGACTGTGTAGAAAATATACTATGGGCAGCCTTAGCGGGTACTGCTTTATCAGACGCAACTGGTAATGGTATAGCTACTAGTACAAGTGCAACTACGGGTGCATTAATCGATTTTATCGAATCAGATGCGCATGAGCTATTAAAATTAAATTTATTCTTTGCATTAGAAAATACAACTTATAGACTTAATGATGCTCAAATCGGAAGCTGTGAAGTAGACTTTTCGATTGACGGTATAGCACAGATCACATGGTCTGGTAATGCAACTACTATTGATCAGGTAGACGAATCATGGGATGATCCTTCTAAGTACAAAATCGAAGCATATGATGCTAACGGAGCTGATTTAACTCACTCTAGTGGAGCTACAGATACATATGTCGAAGGTTATAACTACGCAGATACGACTGGTCCAAGTGATGCAGATTACTTAAGAAATAAACTTTCAACTCTTTATCTTGATGCTGATGCACAAGGTGGGGGAACAACCTCAGGCGGGTTGGATAATAGAACATATGATATCAATATAACTGGCGGTTCAATTTCGATTGAAAACAATGTTACTTATGTAACTCCAGAAACTATTGGTGTTGTTGATAAACCAATTGGTTCCTTTACAGGATCCAGAACTATTAGTGGTTCTTTAACCATGTATCTTGATACAAAAGCTGATGGTTCAAACCAATTATTAACTGACTTAGCAGCAGCGACTGACCTCGTGACAAACGTATTTGATATGCGTTTATACATGGGTGTAGCAGGAGCAGTTGGATCAGACGGAGACGCAATGGACAGTGGTGACTTCACAGCACCGGGTGTAGAATTTAATATGCCTAGAGCCCATTTAACCGTACCTGTTATTGAAGTTAGTGACTTAATCTCTGTATCCGTAGAGTTCGCAGCTCATGGATCTGACCTCTTAACTGGGGATGAGGTTAAAGTTAAATACTTAGGCTCAACTACTCATACTGAAGCAAACAAGTATGGTACAACGCATAGAGCGATGGCAGCTTAGGTAGTAAAGTGTCTTATAGTTTTCTTCGTGAGAGTAAGCTATATATAGTTTATGGCGGAAACAAGTATAGAATATATACTTCTTCCGCCCTATCCTTAGACCAAACATTTGCGGAAGAATCATACTCAGTAAAGACTCTGCATGATCAATCAAAAATGTTTGAAGGCTCAAAAATAACAAAAGCAAACCCTGCTTCATTTAGTTTTGATGTTCCTTTAACGATAGAAAAAGACGAGTCTATTATGCTGACTCTAGCGACAGAACTTGACGTTACTTCCGAAGGTGGAATTAGTGTTCAACAATTAAAGTCGTTTGATGCATATATACAAACCGGAAGTAGCACATTCAAATTAGAAGGTGCAGTTATTACGGGAGCAACTATTGATTTTGTACAAGAAAATCCGTTTACGCTCAGACTTGAGGGACAAGGACAAAAACTAACGAGGGCGGGAAATGAATCATTCACAATCCCCGGAACGGCTCAATCTGAGTCATCCACAAGAACACCTCTCTTAGTATACCCATATATTGTTATGGATAGCTTAAATATGACGAGCATTATAAGCTGTAACTTACAAATCCAAAACAATATAAACTGGGTAACTAATCAAACTGTCCATAACAGTCAAGATGTAACTAACTCAAGTAATGCAGTATTTCCAACAGATTATACAATGGGAAATCGTACTATATCGGGAGAAGTGCGCCAATACCAAAACGACAATAATGTCACACAATTTGACGATTTTAGCACTACTACTAATATGAGTATTAACGCATTTCGGATAGGAACACCAACGAGTGGTACTCCGTTTTTTAAGATACAAATAAATCCTGCAATGTTTACAGCAAGAATGGCAATGGGTGAAGTTTACCAACAAAGCTATGACTTTCGCTCTTTAGACAATACAGCAGTACAAACTAGAATCACACAATATTCATAGGAGAATATAATGGAATTAAAATCCCTATTGGTAGATAGTAAAACTACTTGGGTTGAATTTCCTGGTCTTAACGGCTTTGAAGTTGAACTAGCAAATCTCTCCCGAAAAGAACTTGTTTCACTTAGAAAGAGATGTACATCAAACAAATTTAATAGAAAAACTAGAGCCTTTGAAGAGCTAATGGATGACGATAAGTTTCTAAAAGAATTTACAAATGCAACCGTAAAAGGATGGAAAGGATTAAAACTCGTATATTTAGAAGATTTACTACTAGTTGATCTTAAAGATAATAATCCTGAAGAAGAACTCGACTACTCGGTAGAAAACGCAATAGAACTTGTAGAAAACTCAAACGAATTTGATAATTGGCTCAATGAGGTAGTCTTCGATTTAGACCACTTTCGTACTTCAGAGCAAAGAAAAATTAAAGAAAAAACTAAACCTGTACCTACAACATGATGCTATAGGTATGACAAAAGACCAGTATCTCCGAATGTGTGAGCAAACTGGCGAAGAAATAGACTGGCAAAGATGTCCTCCAGATATAGACGACTTTCCAGAAAGTGTATACATTGCTATGCAAATCTTTAATTCTTTAGGAAACAGAGTGTATGGTGATGTAGGATATGTAGGAAAAGATTATACAAACTTGAATCTATTGTATGGTCATTATTATGTAGAAAAACACGAAGAAGAATGGATCTTTGAGTTACTACTTTATTTAGACAGAAACCAAATAGAAGATTCACAGAGCCGTATGAAGGCAGAAATGGATAAAATTAAAAAGAGATAATGGTTAAGAAGACGACAACACATACTATTAAACAGGAAGTTGAGGGCGGTAAGAAGGTATTACAAGCCCAGAAACAGTCTGAAAAGCATGCTGGTTCCTTAGACAGACAAGCTAAGGCTAGTACACGTGCTAAAAAAGCTGATGTTGGTCGTTACAACCATGAAAAACAAGCAATACTTCAAACAGGTCCTGCAGCAAAGAACTTCTCAAAAATGTCAAGATCAATGGACGGCGGCACTGGAGCCGGTGGTCTTGTCCGTGCCTATGCTTTATTAGCAGCTAACGTATTTGCGTTAAGTGCTGCTTTTGGAGTACTTTCACGTTCCGCTCAAACAGATACTTTAATGGAATCTATGGTAAAACTAGAAGAGGTTACAGGTAAAAGTGTAACTACTATAGGTAGAGAATTACAGAAAGTATCGGGTTTTGGTATGGATCTTGCAGAAAGTATGCGAGCTACCTCTCTTGCACTAAGTGCAGGATTTGATTCTAATTCCATAAAAGAACTAGGTGAAGTAGCACGAAATGCTGCCGTATCACTTGGTAGACCTATGGGTGATGCACTTGATAGAATATTTCGTGGTGTTATCAAAGTTGAACCAGAGCTTTTAGATGAGATTGGTTTATTCGTTCGTGTAAAAGAAGCAGCAAATAAGTATGCTTCTGACCTAGGGATTGCCGCAACTGAACTTACAGAATTTCAAAGACGACAAGCCTTTGCAAATGAAGCAATAGAACAAGGTAAACAAAAGTTTGCCGCATTTTCAGATATAGAGACAGATCAGTTTTCAAAGCTAGCTTCTGCGTTTTCAGATATAGCACAAGCAGCTTTATCTTTCGTCAATAAAGGTATGAAACCTTTAATAGAAACAATT